CGGCAATCTGGCTGGGTGTAGTCTGACGACCGAACTCAACAACGTGGTTGTCGGTCCGTACGCCGGATGCGTAGGAAAAGATAATAATATGTTCTTCGCCTCGGGCGACGGGACTCTGCGATTTGAAGTTAACGGGAGCGGAGCCCTGGGTTTCTCAAGCTCATACGGAACCTCGGGGCAGGTTCTGACTTCTTCTGGCACTTCTGGCTCACCGACCTGGACAACCATTGGTGGCGGCACTGTGACTTCGGTGGCAACTGGCACCGGTTTGACTGGTGGACCTGTAACATCTTCAGGCACAATTTGTCTTGCCAATACAGCAGTCACTGCTGGGTCGTACACCTATGGCACCTTCACTGTCGACGCCCAAGGACGATTGACTGCCGCCTCCTGCGGCGCTGCCCCAGTTCCTTGCTCTGCTTTCACTGCCAAGGGTGACATTCTAGGTGGTACCGGTGCTGGAGCGTACAGCGCACTGGCCGTCGGAACTAACGGTAAGGTTCTCTCTGCCAACACATCCTGCACTGCCGGACTGGAGTGGATCACTCCTTGTGCGGGAACTGTCACCTCCGTTGCTACGGGAACAGGGCTCTGTGGAGGCCCAGTCACAGGGTCTGGAACAATCGCCCTTGCCAACACAGCCGTCACTGCCGGAAGCTACACCAACGCATCTCTCACCGTTGACGCTCAAGGTCGCTTGACTGCTGCGTCGTCTGGCACTGCCCCCGTAACCGCAGTGACTGGAACGGCTCCGGTCAACGTTACAACAGGCACTGCCCCCGTTGTTAGTATCGCCTGCGCTTCGACAACTGCTCTAGGTGCCGTTCAACTTTATAACGGTGTCGATAGCACTTCAAGTTGCCTGGCTTTAACCGCTGGACAAGGCAAAATCCTGCAAGACCAAATCAACAGCCTTTTGGCCGGTGGTGGACTGACCCTGGCAGGCACCTTTGACGCAGCATCTGCTCAGTTACTGTCAGTCACTTCGTCAGGTTTGGGTGCTGGGTTTACTGTGGGTTCTGACCTGCCCGCTGCTGTCACTGGAAACACCGATTTCTTTGTGCTTGTCACAGAGGCAGGTTCGTACTCTCCCCCGGGAGCAGGGGGGCCAATCCTGACCCTTGGGACCCTTGTTGGCGGGTCTGGATACACCCCTGGCACCTACCTTGCTGAGCCCCTCGTTGGCGGAACAGGTAGCGGTGCAACTGCTGACATCACGGTTGACGGTGGCGGAATCATTACCAGCGCCGTACTGGTCAGTGGTGGGTCGGACTACACCGCTGCTGACAGTCTCACCGCTTTCACTCCGACTGGTGACCCGTGGAGCATCGATGTCGCCACGGTCGGCCCCTCGACTCCTTACAGCGTTTCTCAAGGTGACTGGCTGCTGTCGAATGGGGTTTCTTGGCAGTTCCTGAATGTTGGACCGAGTGTTTCGTATGCTACAACGACCGCTTCCGGTTCGGTGTGCCTGTCGACAAACGCTCTGGCGCAAGCTGGCACCGACACGATTACCGCTCTGACTCCGGCAACTGCTGCTTCGGCTTACATCTTCAAGTCCTGCCTAACTGCCAAGGGCGACATCCTCATCAGCACTGCAGCTAGCACACCTACTGCTCTGTCTGTTGGAAGCGACGGCAAAGTTCTCTCCGCAAACTCAGCTTGTACCTCGGGTCTGAACTGGATCACCCCTTGTTCAGGCACGGTGACTTCAGTTGCTACGGGAACCGGTTTGACCGGCGGCCCAGTGACCGGCTCTGGCACCATTTGCCTGGCCAACACAGCGGTTACAGCTGGATGCTACACTAATGCCACGATTTGTGTCGACGCCCAAGGTCGCCTGACTGCCGCCTCTAACGGAACATCTCCCGTCACATCCGTTACTGGATCCACTCCAATCGCGATTACGGGGACGGCAACATCGCCGAACGTGACAATCACTTCTGCTAGCACAACTGCCCCCGGTGCGGTGCAACTGAACGACACCGTCACAAGCACAAGCACGAGCGAAGCTGCCACTGCAAACGCTGCGAAGTGTGCGTACGATAAGGCTGCCTGCGCGATTCCTTGCTCCTCGTTCACTGCTGCCGGTAACATTCTTGCAGGAACTGGGGCGAATACTTTCACTGCTCTCGCTGTGGGTGCAAATGGAAAGGTTCTGGCGGCGGACTCAACCTGCACAGGTGGTCTCAACTGGATTTCTGCTTGCCAAGGTACAGTCACAAGTGTTGCCACAGGTACAGGATTGACAGGTGGACCTGTCACTGGTTCTGGCACGATTTGCCTGGCCAACACAGCGGTCACCGCCGGGTGTTACACTTATGCAACGGTCTGTGTCGACGCCCAAGGCCGGTTGACGGCTGCTAGCTCCGGTACCGCTCCTGTTACTGCTGTCACTGGAACCGCTCCGATTGCTGTCACCACTGGCACGACCCCCGTCGTCAGCGTTTCCGCTGCTTCGACCACTGCCTCGGGTGTTGTTCAACTGAATGACGCCGTGACAAGCACCTGCACGGACCAGGCAGGAACCGCCAATGCGGTCAAAACAGCTTACGACAAAGCTGCTGCTGCAGTCCCGTGCTCATCGTTCACTGCCAAAGGTGATATTCTAGGTGGCACCGGCGTGGGCAGCTACTCTGCCCTTGCTATTGGATCGGATGGTGAGGTGTTGCTCGCATGCTCCACAGCTACCAATGGGCTTTGTTGGGGAGGTATTCCCGAAGCTACCCCGACAACTTTCGGTCTTGTGAAAGGTTACCTTGTCAGCTGCGGAGCATTGGGCTGCAGTACTGCCATCGGTTGCAACGCACTGAACGTTACATTTACCGGTGTTCGAAATACTGCCTTCGGCAGTCCTTCTTTGTGCTCCATCACCACGGGTCAGGACAATATCGCAGTCGGACGAGCACTCTTAAATCTAACAGAAGGAACAACAAACATTGCAGTAGGAAACTCTGCTCTGCAAGCAGCTACAACCTCCTCTCAAAATATCGCCATCGGTCAAAATGCGGCTCTGTGTTTAACCACAGGTTGCGCTAATACTTTCGTGGGAAATAGCGTTGGGTCCGCTCTTAACTCGGGTAGCTGTAACATTGCACTGGGTGTCGCCGCTGCGTCCAATTTGACTTCGGGGTCCAACAACGTGCTTATTGGCACGAATGCTCCAATCACTACGGGGAGCTGCCAACTAGCTATTGGATGGTGCGGCACCTGCTGTTGGCTGACCGGGGATTCTAACAAGGCAATCAAACCCGCAGCTGGCATCATCGACTGCACCAACTCCTGCGGAACTTCAAACCTTGTAATGACTTCACAAGGTAATGCGGTTCGTTGGAGGTGCGTCAATACCGTTATTGCCTGCCCAGCTTTCGCAAACTACGTAAACAACAACTTGATCAGCGCGGGCGGCGGAACTTTTAATCCGATTGAGTGGCCGACTCTGGTCAGTGCCCGAAATATGTTCACCCCTGTCCCCACCGTTTTACAACAAACTACTGGCGTAAACACCGGAATGTTCAAGGCCACCGTGAGTTTTCAGGCGATTTACACGGTTGGTTTTGCCTCAAGGATCCAGATGTATGCCTACAATGGGGTTAACATGACGAACTCGACCAGAACTTATTTCCTTGACCTGCCTAACGAAGTATATCTGTTTAACTATGAGATAATGTTCAACTTCAATAGCTTCTTTGCAATCTACTGGGCCTCAGATAATAGTTCCACCTACCTCACTGGCGTACCTGGGTGGGCACCCACAACACCAAACTCCCCTGCCGTAACACTCAACATCGTTCCCGTGGGTGCCTAAGGGCATCCCGGGTAAAACCTGTTATCTGGCGTAAGGTAACTTGGAACTTTCCACGATAACACGAATTGAGCAATACATTTGCGATGCGCTGATTGCGAGCCCCTTGATTCCAATCAGCGTAAACGTGTTGCGCCTGGCTGACGTTATTGACAAGGAAGGCGTTGTCAGTCAGACGAACAACATCGTTGTGAGGTATACTGGTGCAAGTAACACGGTAAAGAACAGGGTGCCCATGGTGTTTGAGCGCACGATGCGATTCGAATTGAATTTTTCGGCGCAGAACTACCTAACCTCCTCCGGCCATGACTTTGCCACCCAGCTGCTGACGGGTGCCTTTATCACCCTCAACGGAAGCGTACCTGGAGGCGCCTACGTCCAAGTTCTCGAACCGTTTGTGTGTGCCAGTGAGGATTTCACGGGTTTAACCGACCAGAGCCAATACACATACACCCAAGTCTATCAGCTAATCATTGAAGAGGCACTGCCGTACATTGCGTTGGACCCCTGCGTGCAACGTGGAGACTGCCGTCAGATCTTCCCCGCTCTTGGCGTAGAAACCAAGTTGCCGCTAGGTGGAATCTTGGAGGAGGCATCTGGCGATATCTATGTGCCAGCCTACGACTGTGATGGAGAACCCGAGGAGGACTATGATGCCGCCTACGGAATTCGGTGGAGCAACGAACTAACTCAGAGTGGAGATTGGGTCTTCGTTTGCGACCCAGACTGCACGTTTATGGAGGATCCGCTCGGTCAGCCGATTTATCTCCTCTCAAACAACAATTATACCGAGGACGGTCGTCTGGTTGTAACCGTATTTGACGCAGAGACGGATGAACCCCTTCGCGAAGTGTTCTATCGCAACACCGGCAAGAAACTGGCTCGTTATGCGGTTGAGCTCTGGAATGACGCCGTGGCTAAGAATGGCTCCGTTTCTGACAGGGCGGTTAAAGACGCCACTTGGTTCCAGAGTATGAACTTCGGTGAGTTCGCCGTTGTTAAGGGCGGATTCGAGTTCTTGTACGTGGATCCACTCAACCCCGATGCCCCAAAACTGTATCTCGACGGTGGTATTTTGATTGGAGTTCAAACTCAAACGTTTATTCAAACTCCGAAGGGGCGTTTCTACTATGTGGGTCAATCGCCTCAAGGAAAAGGCTGGATGATAGAGGGCACATTTGAGCTTGCCTCGGTCAACTCCCTCTGGAAACTGGGCTGTTTGCCGTGTTCAGACGGTACTAATGTTCCTCCGCAACCCTGCTAATGCAATCTGCTCAGCAACTCTGGAATAGTTATCACGCGGCTGTCAAAGCGGGTAACATTGATTTAGCGAAACGGATCTTGCGATCCATTCACGGATACAAGGGTAATCCGCCTCCCCCAAGTGGCGGTTGTGTTAAATGTCGTAAGAGGCTCTACTGATGTCTGACTCCAAGGAAAAGGATGCGATCATCCAACAAAAAGAGTTCCTCGCTAATGAGGCGCTCCTGGTGGCTAACGAAGCCATCGGTCTTCTTCAGGATCAAATGTCCGAGTGTTCCACCCGAGACCTAGTCCAGATTTTTACAGCTTCTGTGAAAGCGCACCGGGAAATTACCGAGGACATTGTTATTCTAACCAAGCCTGAACCGGCTTCCGAGCAAGAGCTAGCGCGGGAGTATGACGGGAAAGTCGAAGAGCTTCTGAAAAGGATTAGTAACTTTTGATTTACATCTCAGGTAAATACCTAAAATACAACATGACCTGCGATAACGAAAAAACAGTCCACAAACACCGTATAACTCCCGGCTACGCTGGAGGGAAATACGAAGAAGGCAATGTAGTGAAAGTTGGCCCCACTCGCCACGCCATGTGGCATTACGCCAACTGGGTTCGCACAGGGAACGAAGAAGACCGACTTGCTTGGCGAGGTCTTGCAGGAATAGCAACGCACGAAGAGTCCGTCCTTGAGGCATGTGCTTTAGGGGGAACTAAGGGTGCAGCGACTCACAGACTTCTTGGAACGGGTCTACATGACCCCAATATCCGGTGTAACCCGCACTTAGACAACCCCCGTCACTTTGAAGAGACCCTGGGGAGATACATCCTGGAGAACCCTGACCACCAAAGAAAGGCGGCTATCCGTGCTGCCGAAGTGAATAAAGAAATCAAACAAGGACTTTTTAATCCCGAAATAAGAAAGAAAGGTCCTAAAGCATTGCACAGCAAAAAGAACGAAGAAGGTAAGAGCGCAGCGGCAGTTAAAAACTCGGTTTTCTTGCGTCAAAGGTATATGGATCCGGATCACCCTGAACTAGGGGTAATGGACTCCGGCAATCTGGTGAAAAAACAAAAGAAAGCGGGCCTTCCCTCGGCACCTGAAAACAGGGTGAAAGTGGCATGAACTCATTACGTCCCGTAATAACCAAAGCTAGTCAACTAGACGAGCATAGCACCTGGAGGAAGTATATAAGGGGAATACAGGAACTAACCCTTTTGGAGGCTCCCGCGAGCACTATTCAAGAATACCGTTACAGGGCAGCCCGAGAATGCTTTTTAGCATTCGCAGACATTATGAAGAAAGGCGATTTGCGCGTGGTTGCGTTTCATGAAGTGATTGCATCAGCATTCGAAGATCTTGCCAATAAACGCTATCGTCGTTTAATCGCGTCATGCCCGCCACGTTCCGGTAAGTCGATGCTTGCCTCAATGTTTGTGGCGTGGTTGCTTGGGCGTGATCAAATGACGCAGCACATTATTGCATCGTATGGTCAGCAACTATCGGGCAAATTTCACAAAGATGCGATCGGTTACTTGAAACATCCTGAGTTTACCAATATTTTTCCTGAGTGGAAAGGTTTCTCAAGGGACTCGAAATACGATATGCTCGGGGGAGGTTACATTTTGCCTACTTCAGTTGGCGGCGTAATGACAGGTTTTACTAGCGGCACCACAAACATTACTAGCCCTGGTGTGGGGGCCATGATTATTGACGACCCGCTCAAAGACTCGACATCGACCGCAGCCTTAGAGGCACTTGAAAGTTGGTGGTCTGAGCAAGCATCAACTCGACGCACCAACAACTGGTGTCAGATGGTGATCGCTACCCGATTCCACCAGCATGACTTGCACGGTGTGTTGCTGGAAGCCGATGGCGAATACGACGAGGTTGAAAACCCAAATGGCTGGCGCTGGGTTAACATTGCTGGCTTGATTGAGACTGCGGAGCAACGTGCGCAGGACCCCCTCGAGCGAGATCTAGGGGAGTCGCACTGGCCTTCGAACACTGCCTTCACGGTAGACATGCTCATGGCGCAGAAGAAAACCATGGGTTCGTTTGCGTTTGCTGCTTTGTATCAGGGGAACCCGGTCGCTGCGGAAGGACAAATCATCAAAGATAGTTGGATTACTCGGGTGGAGAAGCAAGACTGTCCAGAGTTTGATCTGACTTGGCTTGCCGTTGACTGCGCTTTCTCCGAGAAAGAAATGGCAGACGAAACCGCAATTTGCGTTGCCTCGATCTCCCACAGATTCCCCGGCAAAGTGTACATTCGTGAGATCATTACGGGGAGACTGGGTTTCCCCGACTTGATTGCTAAGGTGAAGCATCTTTACAGTTTTTACAATGCTCGGGTGCTCTGCATTGAAAAGGCGGCTTCGGGGCAGTCTTTGATTCAGATGCTGAAGAAAGAGGCAAAGATTCCGATCGAGGAGATGAAACCGTTGAAGTCGAAGACCGTGCGACTTCAGGCAGTTGCACCACTAATGGAGTTTGCTCGAGTGCAGTTTGTGGAGGGTGAGTGGATTGACCCGTTCATCAAAGAACTAACGACTTTCCCGTTCGTGAAGCACGACGATCGGACGGACGCATTCACTTGG